AAAAACGTGATCACACCAGCTCTGATGGAAGCATGAGCCCTAAGCCAACTAAGGAACTAAGCCCTAAAGGATTGCAGGCACTAGCTAACGCCATCAAGTCAGATGAAGATTGATGTTGAGCTTGTCGATGAACTGGTGTGGGCTAAACCAAATATTGCAAGGCAACTGCTTGAGTCCGATTTTTATATTTTTGCCTCCTACTTTTTTTGGGTTAAGTCCGGCAAGAAAAAGAAGCTCAAGTGGTGGAAGCATTTAAGGAAGATAGCCAAAAAGCTGATTGCTATTTTCAATGGTGAGCTCACGTTCCTCATCATTAATATGCCGCCCAGGTATGGCAAGACCGAGTTAGCTATCAAGCTATTCTCGGCATGGGGTTACGCTAATAACCCTGCATGCGCAAACATTCACCTTAGTTATGATGAGCCTCTCGCACTGGATAACTCGAACGATATTCGAGAGGTGCTTAAATGCGAAGAGTTTCTTCACCTTTGGCCTGAGTGCGCGACCAAGGCCCATAAGGATGGTAAGGGAGCTTGGGCTACCACTGGCGGCGGCACATTCAAAGCTCGCCAAGCGGGTGGTGGTATTACTGGCTTTGGTGCAGGTAGTGCTGATGAATACCAAGACGGTGAGTTTACTTTTAGTGGCTACATCTCTATCGATGACCCGCTAAAGCCTGATGATGCTCACTACGATGTAAAGCGAGAAGCGGTTAACCGTCGCTGGGATGAAACGATAAAGACCCGGCGCAACTCTCGCCACACGCCTGTCATTGTGATCATGCAGCGGATACATGAAATGGATTTCTGTGGCATGTTGTTTGCTGATGATGAGTTCAAGTGGGAGCGCTTAGTGCTCACTGGTATTATCAACGAGAACACCGACCATGAGGAAGCGCTCTGCCCGGACAAGCACTCCCTTGAAGAGCTTCACGCGATGAAGCGCAAAAACAAGTGGCACTTTGCTGGCCAGATTCAGCAAGATCCATCGCCGCTCGGTGGTGGCATGATTAAGTCTGAGTGGTGGCAGTATTACTTAAGCTATGAAGAAGTATTTGCTCGGTGTAATTTCTTGTTCATGACAGCAGATACTGCTTACACCAAAGACGACAGTAACGATCCTTCTGTTATTCAGTTCTGGGGTTGTGAGGGTAAGACCCGCATGTACTTGTTGGACCAAATACGCGGTTGGTGGGAATTTCCTGATCTAGTAATCAACTGTCGTAAGTTTTGGAAAAGGCACACTTCTAACCCAAACGTGCGGAGACCCAAAAGGCTTTATATTGAAGCTAAAGCAAGTGGCAAATCGCTAACACAAACGCTTCGAAAGGGTGAGGGTGGAGTAAAAGGTGCTCGTGATTGGGAGCCTAAACAATTTCGCTTTCCTAAAGACAGAGTTTCCCGAGTTAAAGAGACTACTTGGCCCATTATGAATGGTGATATCTGGTTACCGGATGATGCACCATGGGTGGATGGTTTCACTCAAGAATGTGAACGCTTCACAGACAACGACACACATTTACACGATGACCAAGTGGATGCCATGACTATGGCTTATTCTATTTGGCGTCGATACGGCGGCGGGCAATGACCAGAAAAAAAAGACAACGCAGCAATAGACAGCAAAAAAAATTGAATAAAAAGCGGTTTAATAATGCGCGTTACAGTAGTCCAAGTGGCGCTGATGGTTGCATGGACCAAGGTAGCGACTACCTTCCTAATCCGCCGCGTTCGCAGCAGGCGCTAGACCAGACTGTAAGCAACCTCTTCTACACTGATTGGCAGGCAAACAAGATTGTCACTATCCCCGTTGATGACATGCTGAGAGGTGGGTGGAAGTATACCGACATTGAAAAAGACCAAATCAAAAAGCTTGATAAGTTAGATCAGCGCCTTGATACACTTGATAAAATCAAACGCGCGCTAACCATTGAGCGCTTGCTTGGGGGATGCGTGATTTACATGGGGGTGGCAGCTAACGAAGATAAACCAGAGGAGCCGCTACATCCTGAGACCGTATCGGAAGGTGATTTAAAGTTTCTTAATGTTATTCCTCGGCATCGAGTGACCAGAGTTACTGTGAGTGATAACGCGCTGGACCCGCGTTTCGGTAAGCCGGAGACATATAGAATTAACGGCGTGGAAATACACGAATCACGCTTGCTTATTTTTGATGGTCACCCACTTAGCTATCAGCACGATAAATATCTGTCACCTAAAGGGGGCTCGTATCAGATTGGCTTCGGGCGCTCGGTACTTGAGCCGATACTTGATGATTTGACCAGAGCGACCGGAACACGACAAGCGGCTTTTCACCTGGTGAATATGGCCAGCGTTATTATCGCCAAAATGGAGCTGGATGGCGGTGACGGTAGTGAGGCTTCTGAGGAGCGCAACGCTGAACTTCGGGAGATTGTAAAGCAAATTAGCATGTATCGCGCCGCTGTACTCGATAGTGGTATAGATGGCAAGACCGACATAGAAAACAGGCCTACCAGCTTCGGTAGTGTGCCTGAGTTGCTCTTGCTGTTCCTTCAAGTGTTAGCTGCCAGTGCCGATATCCCAGCAACTAGATTTATCGGTCAATCACCAGGTGGGCTAAATGCCACCGGTGATAGTGATTTAGAAAACTATTACGGTCGCATCGAAAACGACCGCGAGCAGGACTTACAACCGCAGTTGCAAAAATACGCAATTATCGCTGCAAAAAGTGCGGGTGTTGAAATGCCTGAGATTGAGTTTGAGCCTTTATGGACAAGTAGCGAGCTTGAGAAGTCAACTATCAGAGTGAATAACGCGACTGCAGTGACAACCTTGTCGAACTCAGGTGTTATTTCAGATGACGAAGCGAAGAAGCAAGCAGAAGAGCTGGATATTATTAAGCCCATAGTGGTTGAAGATGACCAAGATATCTTGGACGAAATGAATAGGTTGCTGGCTAATGATAATCTTGCCGCTTGACCCGTCTAAGGCCCGCAAAAAAGTAAGAGTTGGTAAGCCTGTAAAGCCTTCACGCTCAGCAGAAGTTGCCTATCGAAAAGGCATGCTGGAACAGTTGAAATTGCAGCGCGGAACCGCTACGCAGTTAGTTCAACAGATGCAACAGGGAGCAAGCAAAGCAGCGGTTAGTGCATACCTAGCAAAAGCCGTTAATGCGTCAAAACATCAATTTGATGAACTCGCCAAGCGTTTAGCGCCTCAATTTGTTGATGGCTTTAGTGATGAGCATCGTCGCCGCACTGAGCGAATGATTGCCAGTGCGTTTGGTGTTGACTGGGCTTCTATTACTGACGAACCAGAGGTGAGAGGTGAGCTTGACCTACGCATTATTCGTAATGTTGAGCTTATTGAATCAGTCGGCGCTAAGTATTGGTCAGATATATCTCAAGTCGTTGAGAGCTCCTTTGCTGGAACACTAGAAAAACCGCTGATTGAATCTATTGCTGAAATGGGGGCTAAATCTAGAACTCAAGCAAAGCTAATCGCAAGAGACCAAACATCAAAGCTTGCTTCATCGCTTAACGAAGTTCGCCAGCGCTCAAACGGCATTGATGAATACGATTGGTCTAACTCTAAAGATATTCGCGTAGTCGGCAATCCGGCTGGTCAATATCCAAAAGGCAACGACAAGCACGGCAATCACTGGAAAAGAGAAGGAAAGCGATTTAGCTGGAGTAAACCACCGCATGATGGCCACCCTGGACAGCCTATTTTATGTCGCTGCACAGCTAGGCCCGTTATTGACTTAGAGAAGATAAAAGCACAATTCGTATGAAAAACTTTAAGTTTAGATTCACCAATCAGTCTTGGATGATTGACGATACAACCGGTTTTTTGCGTTGTAAGGCTGTAGTCATTGAAGACTCTGTAATGCCTTATTTGCTCGATGAGGTTTCCGAATACCCCGCAGCCATTGTTACTGGAAGCACGATTTATCTTTACGCGGATAAAAACGAGTTTTCCAAGCCTGGTGCTATCGAAACGTTGGAGGGGTGCTTACTTACTGTTGGGCATGAATGGCAAACCATTGATGCAACAAACAGTGTAGGTCATGTTACCGGGATACCTGAATTGGTTGGCGATCAACTTGTCGCCGACATCATGATTACAGATTTAGACACGGTGAAGCGCGTTGTGCTGCCGGATGATGACCCTCTTAAGCTGCAAGATCTTTCTAGTAGCTATGAGTCAGATGTGGATTGGGGGCTTGGTCGAACCTTAGGAGGTCGTGACTATCACGGTCGACAAACCAATTTTAAGTTTAATCATATTGCTCTATTGCCCATCGGTAAAGGCCGCGGCGGGAGTACTGTTCGGATCCAAAACGAAGAAGGAGAAACTGCCGTGGAATTTACAAAAGTAAGGCTCTCAAACGGCAAGAGTGTTCGCATTGCGAATGAAGATGTCGGGGTACTAGAAAATGCCGAAGACGAACATAAAGAAAAAATGAGCAACATGGCCGATCCCGCAAAACTGCAAGAAGCCATGACGCAGCTTGAAACAATTAATGCTCAGATGAGCGAGCTACAATCTCAAAAAGGCGAGCTTGAAGGACAACTACAGGCCGCTAAAGAGCAGCTTGAAGCGGCTTTATCTCCTGAGCGTATACAGCAAGAAGCTGAAAGTATGGCTAATGAAAAAGCTGGCGCTGAAAAAATCATGAACGCTATCAAAGGCGATTTAAAAGTCATTGATGGTCTTCGTGGTAATGAGCTGAAAGAAGCCGTAGTGACTAATTTTCGCGCGGTAAACTCTTTGCCCGAGCTGACTGATGAGCAACGCAAAGATCCCGCATTCATTCAAGGGCTATATCGTAGTTATGAAGAAACTGCTGGTGTCGCATCGATTGTTCCTGGCGCGACAGCATTACAGATTAACAACGAACAGCCCAAACCCCACACAATCAAGCGTAATCACGGAGCGTAACCATGAGCTTAGATTTTATTCAGGATCAGGTATACGACACTTTTGGTGCTCTTTATCCTGGTCAAATTGCAGACTTTGGTTCAGCACAAAACGAAAATGTCCGTACTTATGTCAATGAGACGCGAGTAGTACCGGCTGAAGGTGTCGTAAAAGGCGATCCTTACGATATCAGTGACCCTAGCTACGCTCACATTCGAAGCCCTTATCCGGTTAAAGCGGCTGAGTCTGGCAGTGTGGATGCTGATTTTGTTGGTATGGTTGTTCGCACTCAAAGCTTCATTATTGATGATGAAACAAATACCACTTACCGACCCGCTAAGCAGCTTATTACTATTGCGGAGCGCGGCTCGGGAATGATTATTGGTGCCAATACTCCAGTAGCCATTGCACATGGTGATCCCGTGTTCATGTCTATAGATGAAACGCAAGCACCAAGTCTACCTGTAGGCTCTTTTACTAACACAGATGGTGCTGGTGTTATCGAGCTAACAGGCCTCTCTTGGTACGGAGCATCGAGCCCCGGCTCTGTCGGGCGTATCAAACTCTAACACGGGGAGCATCGGCTCCCTTTTTTGTTTCTATTCGGAGTAAGAATTATGAAATTCAACAATGCCTATACCGCTGGAAATCCTAGCGGCATTGATGGTTTCGGCATCGTTGTTAATGCCTTTGAGGACATTAAAACAGCGGCCTATGATGTAGTTATGCCTGAGATCTTATGGCCTACTTGTGTCCCTGAGGCATCGGTAGACCGCTCAATTAACGTAGGGGCACGCAGCGCATCTTACAAAGTAAAAGACCGTCGAGGTGTGGGCTCGTTCCGTGCTTCGCATGGTAAAGATATTCCAACTGTTGGCGCAGGCATGAACAAGGTCACTGTGCCGCTGGAGTCTTCAGCTATTTCCGCTCACGTTGACCGTGATGACTTAAACGCCATTCAGTTTGGTCATGAAGGTATGAATCTACTGAACGAGTATGGCGTAATTATGCGTGAAGCTACCGAGCGCCATATTGAGCGGGTATTCTTTTATGGTTTTCCTGATTTAGATTATACGGGCTATATTGACCACCCTAATATTCCTGCTTCGGTGGTTGTTGATCCCGGTTCGGGTACCGAGTGGGCGAATAAAGATGCCGAGCAAATTGAAGCGGATATCAACAACGGTATTTCAGCGGTTTGGGTGGGCTCAAAGCAAGCGTTTATCCCTGATAAAGTTGAAATTCCGCCTGAGCAATTCGCACTGATATCTACCAAGAAAACAGGGCTTGATAACAACACCTCTATCACCATTCTTGAGTACATTAAGAAAAACAATGTGTACACCCAAGTAACGGGCCAAGAGCTGAACATCAAGCCGCTTCGTCACTTAGAAGCCGCTGGTGCTGGCGGTACTGACCGCATGCGCATTACCGATACTCGAGCAGATTATCACTGGATGCCAATGCCAGAAGATTTCACCATGCTCGACCCGTTCTATCGTGGTTTTGAAACCGATTTGTTTGCTTCATACAAGTTTGGTCCTTACCACATTCGCCAACCTATCTCATCGCTTTACCTAGACGGTATTTAAGGGGAAAACATGCCAGTTGTTCTTAATAAACAGCGCCGTACTTTTGTGGTTCCGCAAACGTCAAATGATAAGGGCCACAAAAGCAAAGCGGTTAGCATATTGCCTGGTGCCTACGCTTCTATTGAAGATGAAATTTGGAATCAACTGAAAACCAACAAAGCAATTCAAGCGTTGATTACTCAGCGCCGCTTGGTGGTTTCTGACAGTGAAACTAAAGCGAAAAAAGAAGATGTTTCATTAGAATCATTGGATAACGCTGAATCCAAAGGCGCACCAGAAGAGCTGAATCAAGAGTTAGATGAGCGTCTAACTCTTGACTCTTCGGTAGCAGAAGTGGATGCACCTAAGAGTGATGCACCTGCTTCAACTAAGCGTAGTAAGCGCTAATGAATGCCGACTTACCAACATTTCGTGCACTATATCCTGAGTTTAGCTCGATAGGTGACGAGGTTGTGCAAATCTACATTGACGATGCAGACGAGCATTTATCGGAGCAAGCCTGGGGGCGCTGTTATGCCAAGGCTTTACTGTCTTATGTCGCGCACAATTTGGCGTTGTCACAAAATCGACAGGCCAACAGTGCGACCAATGATGATGGAGTCGTTGAAAGTAGCCCAATGGGAGTGGTTAGCTCTGCCAGTGCAGACGGTCTCTCTGTTGGTTTTACTGTACCGCAATCGGCTAGCAGCAATGCTAAAGATGCGTGGTATTGGCAGACACCTTACGGTCAACAATTCTTAGCGCTGCGCAAGCAATGCTTAAGAAAAGCGATGTTGGTATGCCGGTAAGCATTAAGCGAACTAATCCAGGATGGCTTAAGCGTTTAACTAAATCTATGGAAAGCCAAGAGCAATTGGCTGTAGGGATACCGGTGAACAGCGAAGGATCATCCGCTAAATATGAAGACGGCACGTCTATTTTGCTAGTGGCCACGGTGAATAACTTTGGAAGTCCTTCTCGTAACATACCTGCTAGGCCTTTTATATCTTTATCTTCAGAGCCAATGATAGAGAAAACCGCTCCTATAGCTGAATCTTTGATACCAGTGCTAAACCAAGGGAAAGCTAGCATTGCTGACATCTTGCAACAAATGGGGCCGCCGGCAGTTGATGTTATGCAGCAAACTATCAATGATTTAAAGGAGCCTCCTAATGCAGCTTCAACCATCATAAAGAAAAAAGGCTCAGCCAATCCGCTTGTTAATACTAAGTTGCTAGTTCAATCGATTAATTTTGCTGTGAGAAAGCCTAAATGAGACTACCTGTTAGGATTGCCAATAATTTGTTTGCTACGCGGGTTGTCGCATTCGATATTACAGGGGTTCGTGATAAAGGCCGCTGGATGTCAACCCAAGAACCTGACCGATTCATTAAGGCCACTATACAGCCAGCAGGCGATAAGATTGCAACGCTTAACCTAGATGGTGCAGAGAGTGATGGTGCACTGATAATGCACACAGATGCAGCGGTGTATGCGCATGATGTGACCAACAACAAAGAGGAACCCAATCAAACCTACATTCGCCATGCTGGTGATGTTTGGAAGCTTTGGAAAACACAGAACTGGGAAATACACACTGGCGGCATTAATCGTTACATATTGACGAGGCATCGTGATGTCGACAACACTCGATGAGCTAGAAAAAGCTCTTCATGATTGGCTTGCCTTAGTCACTAGCCGAGTAATTGTTGCTGCTGGTTATGATGAGCAGCCAAGGCCAAAGGATCCGTATTGTTCTTTTCAAATAACCGACACTAAACCACTTGATCATCCTGTGACAACGCTATCAGAAGATGGTCTTACAGAGAGTATTTACCAGCAACACTCTGTTCAAGTTACTCTTGAAGTTATTGGCGGTAATTCCAATCAAGTGATTAACCGCATTCTTTCTTCAACCTGGTCGGCAGGCCGAAGCTTTGACTTGTGGAAGCTATGCGGCCTTGGTGGGTTTACCGAACCGAACAACTTAACTGCGCTGGAAGTTGGTACGCTGCGCCAGCGCTGGCAATCAAAACTTACTTTGCACACCACGCTGCGTGAAAATTTCACTGGCGAGTATCAAAACACCTTTAATTTATCCATAAACGAAACCGACAAGGGCGAAGTCTACAACAAAGACCAGCCTGTCGACTCTAATTGTTAGGAGGGCATAAAATGCCATCTATCTCTGAAATTGTAGCCTGTGGCAATAAGTCTTTACCTAGGTCGCTTGATGTGTTTGTACAAGTATCAAAAGCGCAAACTGAACAGGCTACAGACTTGTCAGTGTTGGTATTTGTCTCTAACACTGGTCCGCTGACGCATGGCGCTGGCCGTATCCGTTATTATCAAAACATTCAAGGCATTGAAGACGACTTTGGTCTTAATTCTGAGCCATGGAAAGCAGGGCGTGAGTTCTTCTCTCAGCGAAACCGCTCTAAAACTATGGCGGTGGCTCAAGCCTTTAGCGATCCTCAATCGGGCTTTTTGAAAACCCGCAGTGTAAATGTTGATGCGCTTAATGCGATAACTGATGGCTCATTTGCCATTGCTATTGATGGCACGAATTATGATATCACCGGACTTGATTTCTCAAGTGATACTGACTTGGATGACATCGCGCTAACTGTTGAGGTTGCATTGCAATCTCAAGTGGCTAACACCATCGTTGAAGCAGAAGGTGAAGTGCTTATCATTACTTCACCAACGGCGGGTGATGACTCTACCGTTTCATTAATGGATGCAGTTGATCCTGCCACCGGCACCGATGTATCTGGTGATGGCTTTTTAAATGGTGTAGACGGTACCGTGGTCATTGGTTATGCGCCGACTGACTTTATTACCGAGCTTTCACTTATCGAAGATGCAGCCCGTTGCAGCGGTCAATTTGTTTATGCTTGGACACTTGATGAAGCCTACCGAGATTCTCAAGATGCCATCGACGCAGCAGGGTGGGCAGAAACCCGCCGTGCTATTTTAGGTTTAACTTCTAATGACCCGTTAGCATGGGACGCGGATACTTCAACAGATATCGGGCCGGTACTTTTTCAAAATGGCTATACGCGCACTATTGCTCCAGCTTATCACGATAACGCTGAATATTACCCTGAGGTGTCAATTTTGGCGCGTATGCTGGGCGTTGATTATGCCGGTGCTAACACTGCTATCACGGCCAAGTTTAAAGATTTACCAGGTGTTGCGACTGTTGGCCTTTCAACAACCCAGTGGATCACGCTGCAAAGTAAGGGCTATAACTCGTTTACGCTTATTGGCAGTAACTCGCGCACCTTCCGCGATGGTGACCAGGTTAACCCCAATTGGTGGATTGATGACCTAATCAACCTTGATAACTTTACTGAAGAGTTAGAGGTGGCCATGCTTAACGTCTATCTTCGCAACGGAAAAGTGCCATTAACACCAACTGGCCAAGCGATTCAACGCGATGCGGCAGTGGTTGTGTGTGAGCGCTATGTTACCAACGGCACGCTAGCAGACCGAGAAATCATCGATCCTGATGACACAAGCAGCACTATTGTGATCCCTGCTTATGAAATAATTCAAGGTGAATTAAGTGGTCAAACGGATGCAGACCGCGCTTCTCGTATTGGTCCACCGATGCAAATTAACCTGCAGCTAGCTGGTGCTAACCACAGTATTTCTATCAATGTTATTGCGCAGGATTAGGAGAGTTAGCGATGTCAGTTTTAGTGCGTAATTACAACCAAGCACTAACGGTTGTAATTGTAGATTTAATCCCGCAAGTCGGGCTTTTTGAGGGCGATCCTATTCGCCTTATTCCCAACGAGGAAGGCTCAGCCATTACCACTGGCACTTATGAGTCAACCACGTCATTTTCTACTGACCAATCCGGACAACTTGAGGTTGACTATAAGCCAGGCTCTGCAAGCCTTATTCAGTTAAAAACACTTTGGCGAAACCAGAAGACATTTCGTGCAAAGACGTTTTCTATTCAATTGGTGACCGGTGTTGGTGAGCCCGTATCTCTGCAAGGGTGTTCAATCCAAAGCATTGGTCAGAGCACCACAGGTGGCAAGGTTCAGCAAGTCAAAACCGTTATTTTTAATATCGAAAAAATCACTGAAACCATTTAGGAGTGGGAATGGCTAAGTTTGAAGAGAAGACGATCAACAAACAGCGATATAAAATTATGTTGCTACCTCCAATGCAGCAATCACTTTTTGCTGCCAAGGTGGCGCAGGCATTGGCCCCCATCGTTGCTAGTGGTGAGCTGGGGCTTGAAGGCATCAAAGACTTTGCCAAAGACACAAAAAACCAAGAGTCAATGGATAAGCTTATTGGTGTTTTGGCGGATTCAATACCAAAGGTTGATGCTGAAAAGCTTCACAGCTTAGCCAAGGAAGCCATTCATGGAAAAGTCTGGGCTGGTCAGGTAATGCTTGGTGATGAAGATGAACTAAACAAACACTTAGAAGAACACCCAAAGAATACCTTTCAATTAATCATCTGGGCCATCAGCGCCAACGTCAAAGTTTTTTTCGGATAACCCGCGAGCCGCTTATATACAGTGGTAGGCGACCGCAAGGCGTACCCATTCCAGATAGCTGGAACGCCGTTTACCTTATCGGGCGTGTTGTAACAGCGGGCTTAGCGACCTATCGAGATATCCAAGATTGGAAGTACACCTGGCAGGAAATCTACGACATGCACGACATGTTAGAGCTGCAAGACTGGATAAGCTGGGAGCAGCATGTAATAGCGAGTAGAGAACATGATCGTCGATGAGTTGATAACCTTACTCGGCCTTAAAAGCGACCCTAGCGTAAAGCGAGAGTCAGAGGGCTTTAATAAATCCATGCGCGGCATGGAAGATAGTGCTAAAAAGCTTGCCGCTGGCATTGTGGTTGCTCAGGGTCTTATAAGCGCATTTGTTCTTAGCTTTGCAGCTTCTGCTGATGAGGCGGGAAAATTTGCAGACCAGAACAACATCACTTACGAGTCACTGCAAGAGCTAGAGTTTGCAATGGAGCGTGTTGGTGGCTCTAGTGCTGAGCTGCGCGGTGACATATCCAAATTAGCTGAAGAATTTGGCAATCTTGGGCCTGCCGACAAAATGCTAGAAGATTTGGCCGAGCGTATGGAAGGGCTTAGCCGAACCGAACAGCTGCAGTTAGGTAAACAGCTGGGGCTATCTCAAGGAACGCTGCGTCTGATTGCGGAAGGTCGTGATGGCATTGCTGCACTTCGAGAGGAAGCGCGCGCTTTGGGTATCGTAATGTCTGAGGAAACCAAAAAGGATGCTGCCGCTTTTCAAGATGGACTTTATAATTTAAAAAAAGCCGCGCTTGGTGTGGCTTTTGCTATTGCAGCTGGACTGCTGCCAGAGCTTAGCGCAGTAACAAATGGCATGACTGATTTTATTGTTGCTAACAAGGAAATCATTGCCAGCAGTGTTGAACAAGTTGTGCGCGGCATTGCTATGGGTTTTGGCATTGTCAGCGATGTTATCGGCTTCTTATTGGGCTTGCTGCCGGAGTTTACTGGCGAACTTGATGCCACTAGAGCGATTGCCTTGGTGGT